ATGCCCTACTATACAGATTATGTGAGCGGTGGATGGGACAGTGCAATAACAGTGGCGACTTCTGTTTCAGGAACGTGGAGGGCTATGGCTGGTACGGGTACATATAGCTCTCATTATGCACCGTCATCTCTTTGGGTAAGGATTTCTTAAATGAGCATTACAATCACAGAAGTCCGCAATGCGGCATCAATGAACGCAGCTAACACTAGCATCGACGTTGAGATTAATCACCCAGACTACGGCTGGATACCTTATCTTCTGACTGACTTTGATGAAGACACAACCATCGACAACGCAGAAGTCATGGCCCTAATTGGCACAGACTTCACAGCTTATGTAGCCCCTACTCAAGCAGAGCTAGACGCAGCCACAGCAGCACAGGTTCGTGGTGAACGTGACAACATCCTAGTCACAGTCGTTGACCCACTGGTGTCTAACCCACTGCGTTGGGCTGACCTAACGGCTGACCAACAAACAGCATGGTCTCATTACCGTACTGACCTACTGGCTGTACCACAGCAAGCTGGTTTCCCTAACACTATTACATGGCCGACTGAGCCAACAGGAGGCAACTAATGAGTAAGGCAAGAGATATTGCAGACAGCACCAAGACGCTGGACGTAGATGGCGGCACAATCAAGCTGGACGGGAACTATCCTGTTGGTACAGGCAACGTGGCGTTGGGTGATACTGCTTTGGATAGCAACGTATCTGGAGCGCAGAACACAGCGATAGGCGACAGTGCTTTAACAGCTAATACGAGCGGTTCAATAAATGTTGCAGTCGGATATAACGCAGGTTCAGCAGTCACAACGGGTGTTTTTAACACCATTATCGGTGGTAACGCTGGCGATGCTTTAACTGACGCTGATTTTAATGTGGCAGTAGGCACCTTTGCACTTACAGATGATACATTAGGCAGCAGGTCTACAGCGTTAGGTTATGGTACTTTATCGACTCAAAACTTTACGTCAGCTACAAATTCTTTCAACACGGCAGTTGGTTATTTTGCAGGTAATACAGTAACCACTGGCACAAACAATACCCTCATAGGTAGTCTTGCTGGCTACTTAATGACCACTGGCTCCAAGAACACTATCCTTGGCTCCTACAACGGCAACCAAGGCGGCTTGGACATCCGCACCTCAAGCAGCAACATCGTGCTGTCGGATGGGGATGGTAATCCTAGAATGCACATCAACAGCAGCGGTAACGTTGGGATTGGCACGAGTTCGCCTAGTGTTCTGCTCGATTTGGAAAGTGCTTCACCTATAATTAGACTGACGGACAGCGATGCTTCTGGCACTCCAGAATGTCAAATTTCGGGTGCTGGTGGTGATTTAATATTTGATGCCGACAGAGATAACGAAAAGGCCAGCAGCTTAATGTTGTTTAAGGTAGACGGCTCAGAACGCATGCGCATCGACAGCAGCGGTAATGTTGGGATTGGCACGAGTTCGCCTGTGGCACCTATTGAAATATCCAAATCTGGTACTGGTGAATATTCTACTTTAGCACTTACTAATTCTGGAGCATCAGGCAGAAGATACATTATAGGTTTGGGGGGCAGTACGACAAACGCAGCCTTCGCTAATAAGCTATATTTTTATGACAATACAGCCACCACAACCCGCATGGCCATCGACAGCAGCGGTAACTTGCTGGTGGGGCAGTCTAGTTCAACCGCAGTCGGCGCTGGTAATACTACTACAGGTTTTTCCATTCGTGGTGACGGTGGGCTTTACGCCTCCCGTTCTTCTGGGCCAACTATAACAGCAAATGCCAATGCAAGTGGCGATATAATAAAGCTATACAAATCTGGCTCCACTGTGGGGAGTATTGGTGCTTTTGGTAACAGTGGTGTGTATATAGCAGCCCCTACCAGCGGGGGTTCGGCTCTTATTTTTAATGACAATGCCCCAATAATTTACCCTGCAAAAAACAATAGCGGAACCATTGCTGTTGCTGATAATGCTATTGACCTTGGGGCATCAGGTGTTCGCTTCGATGACATCTACGCCACCAACGGCACTATCCAAACGTCAGACCGCAACGAGAAGCAAGACATCGAAGTCCTCACTTCTGCTGAAACTGCGGTAGCTGTAGCTTGCAAAGGTCTACTCCGTAAGTTCCGCTGGATTGATAGTGTAACTGAGAAGGGTGATGACGCCCGTATTCACTTCGGTATTATCGCACAGGACTTGCAGGATGCTTTCACTGCTCAAGGCTTAGACGCTGGTCGTTACGCCATGTTCATCTCTAGCACTTGGTGGGAAACACAGACTGACGTACCTGCTGTTGTAGCTGTAGATGAAGTCTTGGATGAAGACGGTAACGTAGTAACTGAGGCTGTAGAAGCCAAGGATGCTTACACCCGCACAGACACATTCGATACTCTAGCTGAAGCCCCAGAGGGTGCTACTGAACGTACCCGCCTTGGTGTTCGTTACCCTGAGTTACTCGCATTTATTATTGCTGCAATATAAGGAGCCTAACAATGGCCGTAGCTTACACTTGGACTATCGCTAACTGCGAACACGACATCGCAACTGGCGGCATTAACGTAGTACACTGGGGCTGCTCTGGCGTCGATGGAGACCACTCAGCGTCATTATACGGCACTGTAGGTCTAACACCTGACCCATCTGAGTCTGACTTCACGCCATACGCTGACGTAACGGAAGCTATGGCGCAGGCTTGGGTCTGGGAGAATGTATCACAGGACGATACAGAAGCGGCCATTGCTGCGAATATTGACACAATGGCAAATCCAACTGAAGCCTCTGGAAATCCTTGGGCATAAACTGAAAGGAGATCGCTATGACTGAAGACAAAAAGGTTATTACGATTGACGACATTGAGTACACTGAAGACCAACTGTCTGACGATGCAAAGGTCTGCATCAATCACATTGGCTCGCTGGATCAAAAGATTAGCTCCGCCAGCTTTAACCTGACGCAACTACAGGGTGGCCGTGAGTTCTTCATGGCGCGACTAAAGGCTGCGCTGGCCGAAACTAAAGCTGAAGCTGAGTAGAAAACAAAGCAACGGGGCGGAACAAACCGCCCTGTTGTCGCTTTACATTTTTTTGTGCTATAGTCGCGGCAACCTAACGCCTTGAGGTCTTGATGACACTTATTCCGCTCGACATTCCCGCTGGCGTTTACCGCAACGGCACAGACCTACAATCACAAGGCCGCTGGCGCGATGCCAACCTTGTGCGTTGGATTGACGGCACAATGCGGCCTCTGGGCGGCTGGCGTGAGCGGTCTGCAAACGCTGCTGCTGCTAAAATACGCGGTATGCTTGCATGGAATGATGATGACAACAAGCGCTGGATTGCTGGCGGCACTTACAACAAACTCTACATCTGGGGGCAGACAGGCATCCGGTATGACATTACCCCGGCTGGATTTACAGCGGGCAGGCAGGATGCATTAGCGTTTACGGGTTACGGCGGCAGCTTTTACGGCAGCTATGGCTACGGTGTTGCTCGACCTGACACAGTTCGCATCCAGCCGGCTACATCTTGGTCACTAGACACTTGGGGTGAAAATCTCGTGGGCTGTACAGAAGATGATGGCAAGATTTACGAGTGGGCATTGGCCACTGGTACGGCTGCGGCTGTCGTGACCAACGCGCCAACGTCGAACAGATCACTTATTGTCACTGCGGAGCGCTTTCTGTTTGCGCTCGGCGCTGGCGGCAACCCCAGAAAAATACAGTGGTCAGATCGTGAAGACAATACAACATGGACACCAGCGGCAACCAACGAAGCTGGTGATCTTGAGCTAGAAACCAGCGGTCAGGTTATGAAGGGCGTTCGTGTCCGTGGCCAAACGCTAATCTTGACCAGCACAGACGCACACGCAGCAAACTATATCGGACCACCTTACGTTTATGGTATTGAGCGTGTTGGTGCGTCGTGTGGATTAATCGCAAAAGAGGCTGTGGCTGTTGTTGATGCGGGTGCGTTTTGGATGGGCGCACACGCGTTCTACGCTTACACTGGCGGCGCTGTGCAGGAAATTCAGTCTGACGTATCAGACTACGTGTTTAACGACATGAACAGAGCGCAAATCAGCAAAGCCTTTGCAGTAACAAACAGCAACTTTGGTGAAATCTTTTGGTTCTACCCATCAGGCAGCGCAACGGAAAATGACCGCTACGCAGCCTACAACTACATTGAAAACACTTGGTACACTGGCGATCTAGCAAGAACTGCTGGCGTTGACCGTGGTGCCTTCCGCCAGCCTCTTTGGGCCAGCGCGGATGACTTTAAAATTTATGAGCATGAAATTGGCTTTAACTACGACAACCTTACGCCGTTTGCGGAAAGTGGACCAATCATGCTTGGGTCTGGCAATGTGGTGGCATCTGTTGTTGAAATGATACCAGATGAGAAAACCCAAGGTGACGTAAGCGTTACCTTTAAGACGCGGTTCTACCCCAATGGCACCGAGCGTGATTACGGGCCATTTGATATGTCATTGCCAACGTCGATGCGATTTACCGGGCGACAGGTTCGTTTGCGTATTGACGGCGAAACGCTTGGCGACTGGCGCGTAGGCATTAACAGACTTGACGTTGTTGCTGGTGGTCGTAGATGACGCAGCAGAACCGCGCACCTGAACCATACGGCGATGACTGGAGAACTTGGGGCCGTCGTATGATGCAGCACCTCAGTCAGGTGCGGTCAGCCTTGGTTCAGCAAACTGGCGGGGAAAGCGCGGCAGACGATGGCACGCTAATGTGGGATCGCGGTAACAAGTGGCCTGTAGTTTCAAGGTCTGGCGTTTGGAGGCAAATTGTTTTGGCTAACGGCGTGGCTCACCTTAAAGTCACATCTGACGTAACAGCAGCGTCGGCCAATACAGCCTACCCGCTGACGTTTTCAATTGTTTCGGGCAGTGTCGGTGTGACATTAGGCACTCCAGCGTCCCGTATTGTTTTCACTGAGGGTGGCGCGTACACACTGAGCTTTACGGCTCAGACGCATTCATCGTCAGGTTCTACAGTCAATTTTTGGTTCTGGCCAAAATTGAACGGAGTAGACATTGCTGATAGCGCAATGCAAAACACGCTACACCAAAACAACGCAACAATGATTATATCTCGCACGCAAATCTTCAACGTAAATGCTGGAGATTACCTTGAGGCGTATTGGGCTACAGACAGTACGCAGGGCAGCTTGCAGCACCACGCGGCTAACGCATTTGCGCCAGCTACGCCTGCGGCTACGCTGGCTATATCTAGGGTAAACGCATGAACGAGATTGATCGTTGCAAGCATTGGATTGAAGCCGCACTTGAGTACAGCGGTGGTACGCATGATTTTAACGATATTGTTGAGGGATTGCATAAAGGTGTGTTACAGCTTTGGCCAACGCCAAGGGGGTGCATCGTCACAGAAATCGTGATATACCCGAAGAAATCGGTGTTAAACGTATTTCTGGGTGGCGGTGAGCTGGATCAAATTATGGATATGCACGAAGACGTGATAGACTGGGCGAAAGCACAAGGTTGCAGCGCTCTAACAATGTCCGGCCGTTTTGGCTGGAAGAAACCATTAAAGGCACACGGCTGGTCAGCCCAGCACGCCTCATACATTAAGGAGTTCGAGTAATGTCAGGCGGAAAAGGCGGCTCAAGCACAAAAGAAGTCACGATCCCAGAATACATTGAGGCTGCCGCACAGCGTAACCTCAATAAAGCTGAACGTATTTCGCAGATTGGTTACACGCCATACTACGGGCCTGACGTTGCAGCGTTTACGCCGATGCAGCAGGCGGCATTCCAAAACACAGCAGATACCGCTGATGCATTTGGCATGGCAGCCCCAACAAGCCAGCAAGACATTATGGGCGGCATGGCAGCCCCAACAACATATGCAAACGGCGTTCAAGGTTACTCATCTGCGCCGATGTACGAGGAATCACTTGCCGAACTTGGCAGGCAGCGTCCCGGTCAGAAGGCGTACATCGACAGCTTCTTTATTGACCCATTTACAGGCGGTGCAGGTTCTAATAACTTTACTCCGATTGACTACACGCAATATGGAACAATGGCACAAGATGCTCGCAACCAAGGTGACACGAGCCGAGCGAATGATTTGGCAATTGCAAGAGCAAGCGCAGGTCCGAGTTCGGTTTACTACGATTACAATAACGAGACCTACAACACTAGAAACCCAGCCAATACTTACATTACAAATCCGGGGGCTGGAATTACAGACACATCCCCAGCAAGCATTATTGGCGGCATAGGCAGTGACGTAAGCGAAGCTGTTGTTAGCAACACAATTGGGTTGTTTAATCCAACGTATAGAACGGGCATGATAAACAATCCTATTGCAAACCCCAGTGTCTCTGAGATGATTGGGGCTGCGCCAACCGGAATGGATTACAGCCCTACAACTGGAGGCTATGTCGCAAGTACACCTAGCGCGCCTGTATCGTCATCCCCCCGACCTCCGACAAAGGGCAAAATGCAAACAAATGGCGGGTTTACTGGCTTGAAGGATATGTTTGACGGCGGCGGTGCTGGTACAAGCGGTGACACATATAAAGACTCATCTGGTAATGATAAAATTCTTTGCTGCGCTTACTACAATCTTG